GTATTTGGGTACACAACAAAGATTATCTAGCAAGAGGTGCTAAAGACGATGCGTGATCATACTACAACTGCTATCTTTAATAGCACACATAGCTACAATCCTATTCCTCCCAGTGATATTACTATTGCTGACCACCTCAGTACTGACGCCTCAATGCATATAGACGGTAAACTAGAAGTGCAGGGCAGAGATGTGTTAAAAGAACTTGACGAAATTCGTGATGCTCTGTTATTATTAAAGCGTGACGTGGATATGGAAGCAAAGTATCCTAAACTGCGAGAACTAAAGGATGCTTATGAAACACAACTTGAAAAATACAAAACCTTTGAGGCATTGAAATGATTAAGAAACATTATTACTCGTGGCAGGACGTAGAACGTATGTGTACTGAGATTGCACTAGATATGTACCAAGACAACTGGCGCCCTGATTATATTGTAGGTATTACACGAGGTGGAAATGTACCTGCTACTATTTTATCTAACATGTTAAACATTCGTTGCGAAGCACTAAAGGTTAGTCTGCGTGATGACGCTATGGGTCCTGAAAGTAACTTGTGGATGAGCGAAGATGCGTTTGGCTATGTTCCAGAAGAAGAACGTGAAATTTACAAAAGTCGTTGGGATCTAAACAAGCGTAAAAAGATTCTTATTGTAGATGACATTAACGACACAGGTGCTACGTTTAATTGGATTAAACAAGATTGGCAATCATCCTGTATGCCTAACGAGCAAACTTGGGATACAGTATGGGGCGGCAATGTTCGCTTTGCTACACTAACAGAAAATTTAGCATCAGAGTTTAGCAGTGTAAGTTATTATGCACACGAAATTAACAAGGCTGAAGAAGATGTTTGGCTAGTTTATCCTTGGGAGAATGTAGGTGAGTATTGATACACTAGAAACAGCACAACAAGAAGGTAGAGCTCCGTGGACAGAAGTTGAAGTTGACACTAGAGACTTTACAGTATTTCGTGACATCTATCCTGTAACAGAAGGACATACTCTTGTTGTACCTAAACAAGCAACACAAGAAGATATCAATCGTTGTTTTAAATTTGCTTTAGCTATGGGACAGCAAAATGTAGAAAGTTTAGGAAACAATATTACAGGATATAATATAGGAATTAACATGGGAGAAAGTGCAGGACAAACTTGCATGTATCCGCATGTACATTTGATCTTCCGTAGAGACGGAGACATGGAAGATCCAAAAGGCGGCGTAAGAGGCGTCATTCCGTCAAAGCAGAAGTATTGAAGGAGACTAAAATGGCCTGTGGCTGTGGAAGATCGCCGACCGGAAGATGTATTGGTTGGCATAAATTAAGTGAAGAAGAATATCGTGAGCAATTAGCAATATACGAAGCAAAACAATTAGAAAAGGAAAAGAGAAATGCGTGAACTTTTATTAGAAGCATTGCGGAGTCATGCACAAGGTCATGTTGATAAGCACAAAGCAAATGTCGAAGTTTATTTAAATAGTACCACAGGCATTGGCGAACACCCAGACATTATTGAAGCAATGGAGAGCGAGGTAATGGAAATTGCCAAGTACAATGATGTGCTGGAAATGCTTGAAAAATATTTTTAATGGTTGACAAAAACCTAAATAAATGGTATACTTAACAATATGAGTATACCATTTTTATGACATCCTCGTCTTTAACTCGGAGAAACTAAATTGAGTAAATCACAACAAATTAAACAAAAACTAGAAGATGCTGGTATCCGTTACTGGGCCGGCGACAACATTTCAGAAGTCCTACAGAAGGGCGACAAAGAAGAATTAATCGAAGATGCTACACTAGCATTTGAAAACGTGCTAGATACACTTGTAATTGATCGACACAACGATCCTAACTCTAAAGGTACTGCAAGACGTCTTGCTAAAATGTACTTTAATGAGATTATGGCAGGACGTTATGATCCTAAACCTGATGCAACAGCATTTCCAAATGACTCAGACGAACGTTACGAAGGTATGTTAGTTGTTCGTTCAGAACTAAAGAGTATGTGTAGTCACCATCACCAACCAGTAGGAGGTGTAGCATACATTGGTATTATTGCCGCGGACAAACTTATTGGACTATCTAAGTACACACGTATTGCACAATGGTGTGCTAGACGCGGCACACTACAAGAAGAACTTGCAAATGAAATTGCAAAGCAGATTCGACTTGCAACTAATGCACAACACTTAGGTGTATATGTACAAGCAACGCATGGTTGCTGTGAGAATCGTGGCATTATGGCGCATAGTTCATTGACACAAACTACTGTACTAGAAGGTGCGTTTAAAACAGACCCTGGCACTAAGAAAGAGTTCTTTGACAACATTAAACTACAACAGGAGTTTGCACCGCGATGAGTTGGTTTAAAATTATAGGTACATTAGTGCTAGCAACAGCAATTATTGCAGGTGTAGTTGCACTTACATATCATCAATGGATTGATTGTTTAGGAGAAAACAGCTTCTTTACTTGTGCAAGGATGTTAAACAAATGAAATTAAGATACAGTGAAGCGTTTTATAGTGTGCAAGGCGAAGGCAAGTTTGTAGGAGTACCTAGTGTGTTCTTGCGTACATTTGGTTGTAACTTTCGTTGTATGAATTTTGGTGTTGATACTAAAAAAGATCGCTGGCAACAGCACAAAGAAGGTCAGCGTTACAATGCAGAAGTAAAAGCATTGATCGATGCTAAGGTACACGAAACTACAGAAAAGTTTGAAGACTTACCTATCATTCATACAGGCTGCGATACATATGCGAGTATCTACCCAGAGTTTAAAGACTTTAATAAACTTGCAGAAGTAGACGAAGTTGTAGATCATCTAATTAGTTTGCTGCCTGAAGGCAAATGGACTATGGACAATGGTCAAGATATACATCTTATTTTAACAGGAGGAGAGCCGTTACTAGCTTGGCAGCGACTTTATGTAGAGTTGTTTGAACATCCTAAAATGGCTGATTTAAAAAATGTCACAATTGAAACTAATACTACACAATCTTTACACGATGACTTCTTCAATTATCTCAACAATAACGATAGAATTCAAGTCACATTTAGCTGCTCACCAAAGCTCTCCGTTTCTGGGGAATCTTGGAGTGATGCTATTAAGCCTGACGTTGCTCGTGAGTATTCCAATGTGGATGGCAGTGATATGTATTTCAAGTTTGTTGTTGCTACTATGGATGACTTTGACGAAGTTACTAGAGCTGTCGAAGAATATCGTGCTGTCGGCATCGAGTGTCCAGTATATCTTATGCCGCTTGGAGGACGTTCGGAAGAGTACAGTCTCAATGTTAAAGACGTGGCAGAAGCGTGTATGGAAAGAGGATGGCGATTCAGTCCAAGACTCCACATATCACTATTCGGAAATGCATGGGGGACCTAAGACATTGGAGAAAACTAAAAAGCATGAACAAGCATTTGAGGCTCCGGTGTTTGAAAAGGGATATCCTTCATACGATGCAGTAAATCGTAAAGAAGCAGATGTAGACTTAGAAAAACGTGCTAGGGAGGCAGGACTATAATGGGTTGGTGGAATAAACTCGTAAGAGACAAAAAGGAAGAAGAACGTTTAGAAGCAGAAAGAGCTAAAATAGAAGAAGAAAAGCTAGAACTTCTAAAAAAGAAGGATCCTAAAGAGTATGCTACTAGACGAAAAGAACCTTGGGTAAGTGTACTAGATGTTAAAGTAAATGAAGAAAATGTTCGCAACGGTTTCTTTGAAATGGATTGGAACAAATATTTCATCCGAGAACTTATAAAAGCCGGTTATGGCGAAGAAGCAGATCCTGAAGAAGAAGTTGTAGATCGTTGGTTCCGTGATATTGTGTATAACATGTTAGCAGAAGAAGGTATGGATACAGATCGCGGTGCCGGATATATTAATGTAGTTCCAATTGACAAAGGAAAATCAGAGGTATCATAATGGCTTTTGAATGGAATAGAATGTATAAGTGGGAAGAAAACCACGAACGCAACATCACAGAAGATGTAGAAGAATACATTTGCGAACAATATAATATTGATCACTATACTTCAATGACTCCTGCACAGTACGCAGAAGTAGAAGCATTTTGGCAAGAAATGCACGAGTATAGCATCATGCGTATTGGCTTTAGTAATGTTTGCAACAATTGGTTAAATTATCGCGAGGAAGAAGGATTAGATTTAGATGCGTGATGATCTAATGGTTCAACAGCAGGTTGCTAACAAATGGCAACATATGGTAGGTGTTATCTGTTTAAACCAAACAAACCGTAAACAAGTAAAACGTGTTCTTCCTGTTCTTTTTAGTGTAGCACCTACTCCTATTCATTTTCTAAATACTACAGAAGAAACAATAAAAAATATTATAAAACCCTTAGGTATGCTGAATATTCGTTATAACCGCTTGAAACGTATGAGTAAAGATTACTTGACATGGGACGAAGAAGATGCTACAATGTTATATGGAATTGGGAAATACGGTAGTGACAGTTATCGATTGTTTTACAAGAATGAGATACCTGACAACATCGGTGACCACGAATTGAAACGTTATGTGGAAGAAGAATTAAATGGCAACTTATGTATTAGTTGATACAGCAAATACTTTCTTTAGAGCTCGTCACGTAGTGCGTGGCGACTTAGATACTAAAGTAGGTATGGCACTACATATTACACTAAACAGTGTTAAGAAAGCATGGACTGACTTTAAAGCAGATCATGTTGTATTTTGTTTAGAAGGGCGTAGCTGGCGAAAGGACTATTACGAGCCTTACAAGCGTAATAGACAAGTTGCACGTGATGCACTTACTCCTGCACAAGCAGAAGAAGATAAAGTGTTTTGGGAGATCTTTGACGAGTTTAAAGACTTTATTGGCACTAAGACTAACTGTACTATGATGCGTCATCCGCAACTAGAAGCAGATGATTTGATTGCAGGTTGGGTACAAGCACACCCTAATGACGATCATGTTATTATCTCTACAGATGGCGATTTTGCACAACTTATTGCACCTAATGTGCGTCAATATAATGGTATACAAAATGTTACTATTACACATGAAGGATACTTTGACGATAAAGGCAAA